TTGACTTTAGCATCATATGCCATAGTCAATGCAAGTTCAATCAGTTTCATCTTGTCTTCCAGACGGTCAACAAGTTCTACGTCAACGATGTTATATTCAATAAACTTCTGCCATCCCTTTGTGTAAAAGTCTTTAAAGGTATCAAACTCAGAGTGGTCAAGTTTCTTCTGTCCCAGTTCTACTTCAGCAATGTAATCAAGACGATATGATTCCTGTGCCTTGTAAGTGAACTTCTTGTACAAATCAAGGTAATCAAGTTGGGTCAGTCCACCAACATCAAAGACGGTTTGTTTCCTACCTTGGACAAAAACTTCACCCTCAGTCACAAGACCCCAAGGTGAGAATCTCTTCATCAACTTTTCACCTAAAACACGATTGAGTCGTTTGCAGATATAAGGAATATCATACATCTGAATGTTCCAACCAGTAATTACATCGGGAACATCAACCATCCAATAGTTGATAAAGTTACTGAGAAGTTCATGCTCACTGTGGCAGTTGTAGTAAGTCACATTCTCTTGCTTGTTGGCAAAAGGTTTGACTCCCCAAGTGGTAATCTTCTTAGTGTTATAGTCCTGAATAGTAATCGCAAGAATCTCCTCCGATGCAGATTCTACATCAGGGAATCCTTGTTCAGAAGCAACCTCAATATCCAGAGTGACAAGTTTAATTTGACCGATGTCAAACTTAATTTCATCTTCAGGATACTTTTCTGAGATGTATTGATAGATGTATCGATCATTTCCATAGATCTCAAATCCATCAACTTCATCATACTTTTTGTAGAACTCTCGACAATCCCGAACTGTGCCAGGATGTACTTCTTCTACAGGTTCTCCACTTAATGTTCGATACTTTGAATCTTTCTTTGATTTCACATACAGAGTAGGGAAAAACTCATCCCTGTGCTCATACCTCCTTCCATTCTCAACTCCCCGAACGAGGAATTGATTTCCAATCAACTGAACATTAGTGTAGAAACGCATTACTTAGTGAGATCTTCGTATTTTTCAACAAGAGTGGGCATGGGTTCTGTGATCGTAAGGATCTTATCAGAACTAATCATAAAAATGTCTTGACGGGAAACATTTATTAACCAGGGTTCCAAAGTTCCGTCTTCTTTGTAGACAAAGGGATTGGTCAACTTACAGTCTGGTTGACCAATATCAGCACCCACCTCATCAATCTGACTGATCAGAATCTGATTGTTCGTCAGTAGAATTGCTTTGATTGTTTTTTCCATACTTTACAATGTCCTCAATGTACATTTCTTTTAGTTTAGCAGTTGGTTCGACCATAGTGACTACCCAGTCAGCAGGAATCGGAATAGTTTCTTCTGCAGACAAGGGAATCCAAGGAAATAAGGATACCTCATATCCTGCCTTCTTTGTATTACCAACCCTATCATTTGGTAATACATTAGGATCCCTCATCTTAATAATACAAGGACGATTCAAATAGTATCCAACTACTCTCCTATTTTCATCTTCCCCATAAGTCATTTCCTTGAGGTCTGCGATCATGTCTTCACCAGACTTCAGTAGTAACAGTTTGATTGCCATAATGTATTCTAACCTCCATATATTTTAGCAATAAAAAAGAGGGGAGTCAACTGGATTTTGCCAGTTCCCCTCGTGGCATAGCACCGACGATATTCAGTTATATTTATAGATAATCCTTACGTTGGTGATGCTCAGGAACAATCTTACCAAGAACAATACTCAGTAACCCATCCTCAAAAGTAACTGATCTAACTTCCGTGTCGTCACTGAGAGTCCAGGCTCGTGTAAATGACCGTTGAGCCAGACCTTTATGCAAGTATTCTGTTTCCGTTTCTTTATCTTCTTTTTGACCCTCAACAAACAATTTGCCATCTTGGGTGTAGACATAGACCTCCTTCTTCTTAAATCCTGCTAATGCAAGTTCAAGTCGGGATTCTACATTGCTGACCTGAACTAGATTGTACGGAGGATAATTTGTCGTTGTTTCGTGAAGATTAAACAGACGGTCAAAGTATTCGTCCATACCAATACTATTTCTATTTATCCGATCCAACAGTTGATTCATGTTGGCAGCATTATACTTCATGAGGTTAGTCATTTTAGTAACTCCTTTTTAAGCGAGGTTTGATTGTGTGGACCCTTTCGGCATCCACTACTAATTATACAAGAAAGCATAAAAAGGGGGGTGTGGACCCCCGTAACTTTTTATTCGGGATCTACGAAAAATCTATCAAGAGTTCCTGAGGTAGCCCACTCAGTAATTTTCTCTTCTATGGAAGATCCACAATAGGGACAATTTAAAGGCAATTCACCATTCACTTGAATATGAGAATTACACTGTGGTTTTTCAACTCCAGTAAATTCATGCAAATAGTCAAATCCCTCTCTAGCAGTATTTACATAGTCTCTTTCAAATTCAATAAGAGACTCTTCCCAAGTTCTCTTTGCCTTACCATTAGTTGGGTGCCAGATATCAAAAACATTTGACACCTTGATAGTTTCAATAACTGTCTCAATATTAACTTTGTAATCTTTGGGATAATACTTCAAATAATTATCTAAATTATTCACATATTCCTTTCGGACTATATCTCCAGTTCCAGTATTAAGTCTGACCATTCTCCCAAAGATTTGAATAGGAATAGGTGTTCTAACCTCTTTAGGATCTCTAATTCTACAAATAACTCCAGCAGTTAAATTGTGAACATTAATTCCAGAACGACCTCTATTAATCACAAGAAGAAATCGAAGAGGATCGTATTCGTCATGTAGTCTAGAAATCAAAACAGAATTTTCTACGTGCTTCTCAGAAGCAATACCGCCAAGAGTCCAAACTGTATTTCCCCCACTATTATCTTCCACCATAGTGGCAATCATTTTATCAGAGTCTTGATATCCACAATCTGCAAGTAAATATTCTGAGATTGTTTCTCTAACATCGTCAATAGAACATCCCCAAACACCTCTGGAATCTCCACAAATATAAAGAGCAGTTAACTTAGTATTAATCTGACCATCTTTATCCGATCTGTAGTCACTGGAACTGGTGGGGAGTTTATCACCAAACTCTCTTTTATATTCATCTTCAATAAGCTTATGGAGGACTTGTTCATCTCTCTGTACAGAATAATCTTTTTTCAAAGATTGAAGTTTTTCATAAGTATCATCATCCATATCAAAAGTAAAATACTTTAGATCATTTAACTTCTGTTCCCTTTCAAAAAGCAGATCAATGCTTTGATGAATAGCAGATTCAACAGATGCTTTTCCTTGATACTTAGTAAAAGAATATGGATGAGGAACATTCATCCATGCTTGTGATGGAAGAATTACTTTCTTATCAGCAAGTTTTCCACAAAGTATAAACTGATCACTAAGTAATGAATGTCCTTTGTGATGTTCAGTTGGAGTTGCAGTAAAACCAAGAATTCTTGGATTTATGTCTCTCCACTTTGCAATTCTTTGCCAAGTTTCTGCAGTATACTCCCCAGTATATCCAAAATTAATAACATAAGACTCACTACCAGGATCAGCAGCACCGATAAACTGATGTGTTTCTTCGACAACTAAAACAGATTGTTTAGCATATTTTAACAATCTATCAAAATTTGTAGTAAAATATGTATGTGTACATGATATACAAAGAACTGTATTTGGCATTTTACCAAACGCATCCAAGATACCAGTGCTTGGTGGGTCCGGAACATATCCAAAATTATATTCTCCACTCAAGTCAGATACATCAACAAACGTTCCATCATATGCAACTTCTCTTGTTGGAGACAATCTAAAAATATATTTCATATCTGGAAATGCTTCCTTCAACTTTATGGGCATTTCCTTATTCTGAAAGTGTGTTTTACCACCGCTTGTTTGGAGTGGAAAAACTTTAACTTTTGGTTCTAAAAAAATTGAACTGTTAATAGACTCCACAAAGTTTGATGCAAATTCAGCATAAGCATCATTAGGGCGCATTTCTATCGCCATAGTTATTACCTCTTAGTAAACGTTAACTGTCTTTCGACTGGTTAGTTGTTACGGGAACATATCCCACCTGAGGCTTTCACCAACAGGTATCCACTACTCCAACTGATGTAGTAGACAAATTTATTTATACATTATAACCAAAAAGAAAGGGGGCGTCAAGCCCCCAGTTTCATTCGGTTTCTTCTACCTGTTTAAGGTGCGTGGTTAAAGCACTTTTCCATTGCTCTTCGGTATACCCGCAGGCAATAAAAAATCTACGGACCATTTCCAAAAACTGGTTCTCGTTGAGATATGGATCATCACAACTATGTCTTACATCCTCAGAGGGGAGAATAAACTTTGCCTTTGGATTTGTATGCCAAGCAGCATTCTCATTCTCATGGCGATATGTAAACTCAAAACTTCCCCTAGACATCACTCAGTCTCCTCTACACGCTTTTTCTTGGAACCAATGTTGTATTTGGTTTCCAGAATCCAGTCTCCCTTATCCTTATAAGCAAGGACTTTGATTTGGTTGAGTGGAGCAATATCTTGAATTTTTGCTACATCAACAATCTCAATCAAACCCCAGTCAGCAAGGAGTTGGGCAATACGATTGCGGCGTTGGACATCATTCACTGTCAGGTTTGCGTGCTTACCATCAAGGGCAAACAGTTCCTTAAAGTGAACCAGATAGTATCTACCTTGCTTGTGTAGGATATGGCAAG